GTTCCTTTGGACAATTGATAAATATCTATTTGAAGCTCAAGAGATTGCAGAAAACTTGGGGTATAAACTTCATGCACGAATGATTTGGAACAAAGTAACTGGGATACCAGCAGCATTTACAGTACGGTATGGACATGAGTATTTGCTGTACATGTATAAAGGGAAACTATTGCCTGTAGCCAAGGAGGAACGAGGGAAAATTCACACTGTATTTACAGAACAGGTGAAGAGACATTCCCAAAAGCCTGAGATATCCTATGAGATAATTGAACGATTATATCCAACTGCTAAAAAACTAGAACTGTATGCAAGGCAACGAAGGGCTGGTTGGGATTGTTGGGGGAATGAAGTGTGAGTTATGGTTTTGCCACAATTGATATTGAGACCACAGGTTTAAATCGATACAAAGACTCTATCACTTGGATAGGTGTAGGATTGGCTGAGTCTGTGGAAGATGATCTGTCAAAAATATTGATTTATGATGCTTCTTCTGAAAGTGACTTGAGAAAATTCCGCAATGTAGTACGCCATATCAAAGATGCAAGAGCCAAGGTGGTCTGGCAAAACGGAAAATTCGATACTCTGTTCATTGAGCATCATCTGGGTCTCAAGTTACCTATCAGTGAGGATACCATGTTGATGGGTACAGCATTTGATCTCGTTGCAGAACATGGTTTGAAGTCCATGGCACAACACTATCTGGGTGTTCCTGATTGGGATATCTCCAAGAAAGAGAAGACAGGCGGAGCGCGAGAAACAATTGTACCCTACCTGAGATGCGACGTGAAGTATACATGGCAGCTCTTCCAGTATCTCTATACACATATGACTGAGCGTCAGATGAAAATCTATGAAGACCTGCTGAGACCTGCATATCGTGCCTATCGGGATATTGAGAGGAATGGGCTGTACCTTGACTTGGATACCTTGGCTGATGTCAAGAAAAAGTACAACAAGGAAGAGAAAAAGCTATCAAAAGAGTTGAAGCAGGTTGCAGATATCAACTGGAATAGCTCTGCTCAAGTAGCAACAGTGTTGTTTGAACAGGAGCATATGCCTATCATTAGCAAAACAGCCAAAGGAGTGCCATCAACCGCAGCAGATGTGCTTAAAGAGCTGGCCATGCAGGGCTATGAGACTCCAAAGCTCTTGCTTCAATACAAAGATATTGCTACCCGCAACAAGATGTTCTTGAACCGATGGGAGGATGATTGTTATGAAAGCCGTATACACCCGAACTTCAATCTCACCAACGTGGTATCGGGTAGAACCTCATGTAATAGCCCAAATCTGCAGCAAGTTCCCAGAACAAAGGACATTAGAGGATTGTTCAGTGGTGCTCCTGGTATGATACTGTTTGAAGCAGACTATTCTCAGCTGGAGCTGCGCATTGCTGCCCACTATGCCAATGAGAAGACTATGCTTCACATCTATCAGAACAATGGCGATATACACACAGAAACTGCAAAACTGTTCACCAATGGTCGTGAACCTACCAAGGAAGAACGCGGAAAAGCAAAAGCAGTAAACTTTGGTTTTTTATATGGCATGCAAGCAAAGAAATTCGTTAAATATGCTCTGGACAGCTATGGTCAGACCTTTACACAAGCTGAAGCTGAACACATCAGAAACCTATTCTTTGCCAAATATGCTCGTCTTTTGCCTTGGCATAAGGAGCAAGAAGATCTTTGTGATATGCAAGGCGGTGTATCCAATATGTTTGGACGGTTCAGAAGGTTGCCTCTGATACATTCTGCCAACAAATGGGAGCGTGCCTCTGCTGCTCGCCGTGCCATCAACACTCCGGTTCAAGGCTCAGGCTCAGATCTACTTATCTCTGCGGTCACTCAAATCAACAAGGAGCTCAAAGGAATTGCTTGGATAGGAGCTACTGTTCATGACTCCATCATTGGTGAGTGTCGGATTGAAGACAAGGATTTGGTGGATGAGACTATCCGTAGGATCATGAAGCATCCGAAAGTGTTGGATGACTTTGGGGTGACCTTGAAAGTTCCTCTGGATGTTGATATTGGATGGGGACCTTGGGGGACCCATTAAAATAAAGCGAAAACTGAAGAGAACTAAAGCTACAGTGAGTTTTGTTTGTCAAATCGAACGAATTTGATCAAAAATACGGAAAAATAGGGCTTTACTTTTCAGAGAATATAGGCTATACTATGAAATGTAAGCAGCGAGGAACAGCAACCTCGCCACAATAAAACTTTATTATAAGGAGTGTGTTAAAATGCTGGATCTTAACAAGGGTGATAAGGTAATTCTGAAGGGCTTCACGGGCATCAAGCTCGGCGTGTTCGAGATCAAGAGCACTACCAAGAAGACTCTGACCATCATCAAGGCCAACGGCGATGAGCTGGTCTTTGACAAGAAGACTGGCAAGCAGATCAATGTGGAAGAGGGCAAGGAGAAGTATGCCAACAGCATCATTGAGGATGATGGCAGCTTTGTTCCTCCCACCCGCAAGAAGACCGAGAAGAAGTCCACCAAGGCTGCTCCGGCCAAGAAGAGCAAGAAGCAGCCCGAGCCTGAAGAGGACGATGACGAGGACGATGAGGATGACGAGGAGGAAGAGGAGAAGCCCGCTCCCAAGAAATCCAAGAAGTCCGCAAAGAAGAGCAAGAAGTCTTCTGATGAGGATGAGGACGAAGACGACTTCGAAGAGGTCTGATTTGTCATGGCGGGAGCAACAGCTCCCTCCTTAATACAGCTGGCTATGGATCCCGGCCATAGACAACGGTGACAAGCCCGTGTAAATGCAGAGTCAAGGAGCATTCCGCGCTTTTCCTCGTAGTCAACAAGACTACAGCGCGGACCATGATGTTGATGGGACAGCTCGAGAGATTCCCATCCGAAGAGGAGAACACCGAGACGTGAGGGTTGTGGGCATGCCACCCGAAGTAGACGACAGTGTTTGGCCAAAGACCTCCAGACCAGTTGACGCAGCCAAGACTGGTCACCTTATCTTTAATGGACAGGAGGTGAGAAATTGTTCATAAGCTATTCTCGTGAAAGCTGCTATCTCCATTGTCCCTATCAGCATTGGTTGAGATATGTACGAAGACTTGAGAAGAAGCGACCTGAAAGACCGTTGTATTTTGGTACAGACTTTCATAAGCTGCTGGAACTGAGAAATGACAGAGTTGCTTTGAGAGAAGCCAAGATAGCTATTAAAGATACCTATTATGAGCTCCCTGCTCTATGGCAAGCTGATCTGGGTGAAAACTATGTAGAAGATTTGTTCACTATCTTCAAAGATTACAGAACAATCTACAAAGATGTGCGTCAACCGCAAGTGACTGAAAAGCCTTTTGAGCTGGAAGTTGGTTCTTACAGAGGAGAACCAATTGTTTTTGTAGGTAAAATTGATGAGCTGTATCTTTTGAAGCACAATGGAGTCAAACAGATCATTGTCGGTGAGCACAAAACTTTTACCAATAAACCCAACATGGACGTGCTTATTATGAACACTCAAAAGTGTTTGTATGCAAAAGCCGTTCAATATCTTCGTGGCATTTTACCCGAGCGAGTAAAATGGGACTACATCAAGTCCACTCCGGCAGAGCAGCCAATATGGCTTGAGAAATCCAAACGATTTAGTGAAGCTGCCTCTCGTAAAATCACCCCTATGAGCTGGAAAAGAGCTTGTAAAGAGCACAACATTTTAGACCCAGATGTTTTGAAGAAAGGTGAACGATATGCCGGCAACATACCTGAGTTTTTCTTTCAGGTGGAGCTGGATATTGATCCAGCAATGGTTGATCTGATCTGGGAAGGATACATATATACCGCAAAGCAGATCATCCGATATGGCGAAACCAATAAAGTACACAACATCACCCGAGATTGTAGCTGGTGCCCCTATCATGACATCTGCTATGCAGAGATGACTGGTGGAGATGTTGAGTATGTTATCGGTAAAGATTTTGTTGAAAAGGAGTGAAACAATGGCACAACAGATGGTGAATGGTTCCCATTATGATGGGAGCAGAACTATCACCAACCGTATGACCAAGGAGTATGCGGTTGTAAATCCTCCCTTTGAAGGGAAACACAAGAAACCTCAAGATGATATGTCCATCAAGAAGCGCAAGATGCATTGGGCTCGCAGAAATGCGGAGCTGAGGAGGACTACTTATGAGAATTCTTGACTCTGCTGTTGATATCAAAGAACTCGGTCAGCGCAACCTGTGGGTGTTGTATGGCAAGTCCAATACTGGCAAGACCTATGTAGCATCTACATTCCCCAAGCCGATGCTGTATATTCAGATTGGTGATGATGGTTCAAATACTATTGCTCATGTTGAGGGTATCAAGGCTATCTCCATCGGGTCTGTTGAGGATTTCAAACAGCTTGCTTCTGAGCTTCAGAAAGACAAGAAGTACAAGACCATTGTTGCGGACACTTTCTCCATGGTGGTCAACGAGTGGACCCAGCAAAAAGTCACAGCTAAAGGCAAGAAGATGACACAGCAGCTTTGGGGTGACCTGAAGATTGAACAGGAAGAACTCATCAAGTCTATGCATAAGCTGGCAAAAAAGCACATCGTTGTCCTGACTTGCCATGAGAGTACAGACTCCATTGAGGGCATGGAAGATGAGATCTCTCCCGACGTGCGTCCGTCTGTCTCTAAGGGTGCTCGAACTTATCTTGAGGGTATGGCCAACTATGGCATTCATCTCACGAAGGTGTCCAAAGAAGTCATCAAAGGAAACACCACGAAAGAGGTCATTAAATATGCAGCCGATATTGGTCCCAATCCCTATTATTGGACCAAGCTGCAGATTGATCATAGCATCAAAGTCCCTGCACGAATTGTCAATCCCACCTATGACAAGTTTATGGAAGTCATAGGTGCTGTTGAAAACACTTAAATTGAAGGAGAACTATCATGAGCAGAAAAATCAAAGTCAATATGACCGGAGTGGAGAGCTACACTCGTTGTCCCGAGGGTGAGCATCTGGCCAAGCTGAAGAAGATCGAAGAGGGCACTGTTCAGGGCAGCGGTGATGACTGTCTCAAGGCTCAGTTTGAGGTCATCAAGGGTGATGGCAAGGGCTGTTTGGTCTTTGAGACCTTCTCTCTCACAGAAAAGGCTCTTTGGAAGCTGAAGTCCTTCCTTGAGGCTGCTGGTACCAAGGCAGATGGCAAGATGGTGCTGGATCTGGACAAGCTGGAAGGCAAGATCTGTATCATCGATGTCATTCACGATGAGTACAACGGTGTCAAGCGTGCCAAGATCGCTTCGTACATGAAGCCCTCCGAGGTAGAGGATGACGACGATGAAGATGTCGATGATATCGATGAAGATGAGGACGAAGAGGAAGAGACCCCCAAGAAGTCTTCCAAGAAGTCTACCAAGGCTCAGCCCGCAAAGAAGTCCAAGAAGACCGACGATGATGAGGATGAGGACGAGGATGACGAGGATGACGACGATGAAGACGAAGAGCCTGTGAAGAAATCCTCTAAAAAGTCTTCCAAGAAGGAAGAGAAGTCTACCAAGTCCTCTAAGAAAACCAAGAAAGAGGAAGATGACTGGGAAGACGACGAGGACGATGACTGAATATCCATAGAAGGATGGCCACCATCTGACTTGCCATTTTAACGCGGGGGAGGGGCAACCCTCCCCCAATAGGGGGCATTGATACCATGATGATTGACTATGGAATTCCTGGGGATTCCAAAGAGCTACGCAGAAAAATATTCACCGAGTTGATGACTCCAGATCCTCTGACCCAGTATATGGATGGTGAAGACTACCAGCTCATGAGACCATATGTCAAAGCACGTCATCTTGACCTCGAGTCTTGTTTATGGCTAGCTTTTCTGTATGGTACTTCCTATTCATGTACAACAACGATGCGGTTTTTAGAGGAGTTTCCCACCGTTGCTGATGTAACTCCCAGAAAGATCAAATCCTTCTGGAGAGACCACAAAGAGACTCTCTGGTTTAACCCTGACAAAAAATACCTCAAAAACAATGATCAAGTGATTCCTGCCATCCGATCTATCTGTGAGTTGTCTCATGGGAACATGGTTGAATACCTTGGTCCAAAACTTGAACAAGGCTTTGATGTAACCTATAGCGAAATTGTCAAAAACTGGCGTTTCTTCGGTCCTCACGGAGCATATCTGTTCTTTGATGCTCTCTATGGGATGCAGCCGGAACACTATTCTGATCCTACTCATCTGGATTGGAAGAACTGCGGTCAAACCGTGGTAGAAGGCATGGCACATCTTCTCTGTGACGATACCGCCATTCAAGACAAGAGCTACGATTTGGATCGTTACAATCGGATGGTTGATAGGTTGGCTATCAAATTTGACAAGCCCAAGATCATGATTGAGTCCAATTTGTGCTTTTTCCGCAAGCTGTTCAAGGGGACTCGTTATCTGGGATACTATGCTGACCGTCAGCTGACTGAGTGCTTTGCCACAGAAGAAGCCCTTTGGAAGGATTGTCACATTGATGTCTGGAAGCTGCGAATTAAAACTGTTCCCAAGAAGCTCCGAGGAGAAAGCCATGACTGGAAGACTTTCCGCAAAGATCGGTTGAAGCTGTTTTTAACAACTGGAGGTCTGGAATGAGAATGCTGGTGAACATCCGTGGATGTAATGGGGCAGGCAAATCTACTATCCCTATGTCCATGATGAGCGATCCTGATATGTTTGTTCAAGAGTTGCTCTATAGCGATGGTAAACGCATGGCAGCATTCACGGTATTCCCGTCTTATGGTTGGATTGCTTTGGGTACATACTTCAACAAGACTGGTGGTCTTGATGGTATCCGTAACATGGAGTGTACCATAGCAGCTCTATATGCTGCTGTTGGTATGTACCCTGAGTATGACATCATTATGGAGGGCATTCTTTGCAGCACTGTATTCTCCAGCTATGCTGAGCTTTATCATCAAATAGAGCAAAAAGCATCCATGCAGGTGCTCATTATATCTCTTCTTCCTCCTCTCGACGTGTGCCTCGAGCGTATTCAGCAGCGGAATGGGGGTAAACCCATCAAGGAGGATCTCGTGGCAGGAAAGCGACTTTCTGTCGCACGGAGCCATGAAAAATTCAAACAGGAAAACTTTACCTGTGTCAAGGTAGACTCATCTCGAGTCAAAAAGAGCAAGATGCTCACAGCCTTCATGAAGACTGTAGACAAATACAGGAGGTAATTATGGATAAGGTAGAAATTCACAGAGATCTCTGTACAGAGATGCATGCCTTGTATGAGCGGAAAAACGCTGACTATGGAGACAGCTTTTCCCAGCTTCGCAAGCGTTATCCCAACTTTGTTTGTATGCGGTTATTTGACAAGCTCAATCGTCTAGACACCATCATTCAGCCTGGATATGAATGCAAGGTGTCTGATGAGAAAATTGAGGACACCTTGATGGACATTGCCAACTATGCCATCATGGAGTTGACTGAGCGCCGGGCAGAGCGTCCTCAAGGTGGGACTGGTGGACAAGGAGGACCATATTGCGACTATGCAAATACAGGCTACGGAGGTGTTGGACGCACAACTCTTATGGGAGGAACTAACTGATGATCACAGTATTTGAGGGAAAGACTGTCAATGATGTTTGGCAGCAGGGCTTTAAGGCTCTTGTAAATCAAGCAGAAGCAGGTATCAAAGATACCTCTCGTGATGGATCTGTTGTTGGTGAGATCCTTGATGCAGCATTCTGTGTGAAGGATCCTACCAGAAATATCGTCACTGACCCAATCCGAAAGATGCCTTTGCGGTATGCCATTGGGGAGCTGCTTTGGTATCTTTCTGGCTCTAATCGCACTGCAGATATCGCTCAGTTTGCTCCCAAGTGGAATGACCTATCGGATGACGGTATCCATGCCAACTCTGCCTATGGCTATCGAATTTTTGAGCGATTTGGTTTTGATCAGTGGGAACACATCAGAAATATGCTCATGAAAGATCCCAACACTCGTCAAGCAGTCATCCATATCAAAGATGCGAGCAATTGTCCTACCAAAGATGTACCCTGTACTGTGTATCTTCAGTTTCTGCTGAGAAATAAACGCCTCAACTTGTCTGTCCATATGCGGTCAAATGACATTTGGATGGGCGTACCTTATGACATGTTCAGCTTCTGCGCTTTACAGATGCTTATGGCAATGGAGATCGGCGTCAAAGTCGGTGAGTATACTCATTATGCTGGCTCGCTCCATCTATATGAGCGGGACTATCAAACGGCTCAGAAGAGTATGGCTCCCCTGTGGGAAAACCTCTGAGAGAAAGTGGGTTGGAAGTTGTCATGAGGAATGGATTGATAAAACTCATTGTAAAGGTTCTTGACGAGAACAAAGACCAGCTGGTCTGGGAACATCTGTGCTATGTCCCTGGAGATCTATATCTCACGTTTCTCAAACAGAAAGAGATTGAGCGGGTTGAGATGTCGGACTATTTGTCTATCTGGGCAAAGCGGGATTTCAACATTGATCTTCCCATGACAACAGCCAAGGATATCCTGATCTTGAGAGAACTGATTGTTAACAAATACAGAACAGTGTACCCCCATATGGCTCGCAAGACTGCTACAGATCGTCAAGGTTGGGTCAGGGTATGGGTATCTGACAACATGGACCGAGAAATGCAAAGGAAGTGATACACTATGAGTTGGAAAGACAGTTTGCCCAAAATTGTGGCTGTGGATTTTGATGGGACTCTGGTTGAGGATGACTATCCCAATGTAGGTAGACCGCATCAGGATATGATTGATGCCTGTAAGGCTCTCAAACAGGCTGGAGTCAAACTTATCCTTTGGACAAGCCGAGACAATGATACTCCTGACCGTGCTCTGGATCGTGCTGTAGACTATTGCCGCAGCATCGGGCTTGAGTTTGATGCAGTCAATGAAAACTTGCCTGAGCTCAAGGAGATTTTCCAGAATGATACCCGCAAAGTGTACGCTGATCTGTACATTGATGACAAAGCTATTCCCGCAAGACAAAGTCCCTTGTATTGGGCTTATCGTCTTGGTTTATGGTGGAGTGCTGTCAGAAGGGGGTTCTTCCCTGATGGAAAGTGATTTTCAATCCAGGGCTTTACAGTATCTCAATTCATTGCCAGGATGCAGGGCTGAGAATGTTTCTGGAAATGCTATGCAATCAGGGCGTCCGGACATCAATGGATGTCTTTATGGTAGGATGTTCAAGATAGAGTTGAAAATCCCAGACCATAAAAACTCTGCTACCAAAAAGCAAGAACTGGAACTACGAAAATGGTCTGTTGTAGGAGCTGCTGTTGGTGTACTCTATTCCATGGATGCTCTCAAGGTATTTATGGAGTATCTACAAAGATCAACCTTTTCTGATTGCAGGGTAAAAATCACTTTTCCGGAGGAAAACGATTGTGAGTCTTGGTTTCAAATCTGATTTTACATTCAAGACAAAGCCTTGGGCGCATCAGCTCAAGGCTCTTGAATATATGTATCCTCGTGATGCAGCTGCCTTATACACCAAACCTGGATCTGGCAAAACCAAGATAATGATTGATCTCATCATAAATCGTGGGTTCAAGAGAGTGTTGGTTGTTGCTCCTAAAAAGCCCTGCGATGTATGGGGTCCACAAATTCAGCTTCACTCTGATCTTGATATGAGCAATATCATTCCTATACATTACCTGAGCGGGGAACAGAAGAAGAAAACTCTGCTAGCAGCTATGAATGAACCCAAAAACAAGACCTTGATATTCATCTGCAACTATGACTCTGTATGGAGAACGGATATTGACAAGATTTGGGTATACAAACGATTGGGGCTTGACTGTGTAATCTGTGATGAGAGTCATCGCATCAAGTCCCCCTCAAGCAAATGCTCCCGATTCCTCAGTCGATTGGGCAATGTAGTTCCTCACAGGTATCTGCTGACCGGTACACCGCTTGCTGAAAATCCTATGGATGTGTATGCTCAATATAGATTTCTTGACCCAGCTATTTTTGGCACAAACTACTCCTATTTCTGTGAGCAGTATCAGAACATAGATGTAAACTTGAGCGCTCGAGTTGGGTTCCCTATTCTTGACAAGAAACAGCCATACAAGAATTTAGATGACCTGCGAGAAAAGATGTTCAGCATCGCATTCTACATGGCATCCACAGTCAAGCTTCCCAAAACTACTCGCATGGTTGTGAGAATCCCCATGCCAGAGGATCTAGAACAAACCTACAAGGAACTTGTTAAAGAAGGTGCTTTGGAGATGGAAGACGGTTTTATGACCGTCAACAATGCTCTGTCTATGGTGATCAGAAAACAACAGATCACCAGTGGATACTTGCCTTTGGAATACGATGATGGAACAACAAAGCTCAAACGCATCAGCACCTATCGTCGTACATTCCTGTATCAGTTTCTTCAAAAGCTGCCTGAGTCTGAGCCTGTGGTCATATTTGCCAAATTCTCAAAAGACTTGTATTCAATCAGAAAAGTTGCAGAGCGTCTCGGTTGTGGGTATTCTGAAGTCTCTGGCAAAGAGGATACACTCAAATCTTGGAAGGCAGGCAAAACCAGGATTTTGGGTGTACAGTACACCGCAGGATCTGAGAGCATAGATCTTACCCGAGCTCATCTTTGTATCTTTTATAGTCTTGACCATTCTTTGGGCAAGTATGAACAAGCTCTAGCAAGAGTCCATAGACCAGGACAAGAGAGCGCCTGTATTTACTATCATTTTGTAGCAACTATGTCCTCCGGTCGGACGGTTGATCAAGACATTGTAAAGTGCTGGAAAGACAAGAAAAATTACATAGACCTTGTCATGAGAGGAGCCTTGTAAATATAAGGCTCCTCTTTGTTTTGAAAATTTTCTCAAAAATTTTGTAAAAAGGGCTTTACTTTTCCAAAAGAAAGAGTTATAATATGCTTGTAAGTTGAGGGTGGCTCCCAAAAGCCGGACTTGAAAGGAGATATAAAATGAAACTGATTGAGACAAAGAACTGGAAAGCCGTTCACTTTGATAACAGAACTATCCTGAGAACTGACCGCAACCTGTACCCCGAGGCATTGTGGTGGGCACTGGTTTCTACTGTAGAAGTGGAGCCGATGGATGAACTGGGTCACTACAGAGCGTTGAATGTGTAAGTACCAAAGGAGGTAACACCATGAGAGAGTACACCGTCAAGAACAATGATTTCACCGAATTCGACATCAATCCTGACCTGACCTTGGACAGAGTTGACCGCAATGACACTCACTATTACATCAGCCACCGTTGCCCCAAGTGCGGCGGAGAGAAGTACATCTCTTACTACAACCATGTTGACGGTGGTGTTTGCTTCCTCTGTGGTGGAACTGGTGTTCATCCCACCAAGGTGGTTGTACGGACTGAAGAGTATGCTGCCAAGCTGGATGCCAAGCGTCTGGAGAAAGCTCGCAAGACTGCTGGGGTTCGGAATGCCGAGTATCTCCGTCGTCAGGGCTTCAGCGCTGATGGCAAGACATGGGTAGTCATGGGTGAGACCTATTCCCGCAAGGACGAGTTGAAAGCTGCTGGTTGTAAATGGAATCCTGAGTTTGGCTGGCACTTTGACCATGAAGTCACTGGTTTTGATACGGTTGTGGTCAGCATTGAAGACAGGATCCACTCCTGGGATGATTCCGGTGACTATACTGACCTCATCGGTCAGTATAGTAACGACGGCACTCTGTACTTCATCCCCTCTGGGTTCATTCAAGACTATGTCAAGTCCCTTCGTGAACAGTATGTAGCTGACCATGCTCCCAAGACCGAGTATTTCGGTAATGTGGGTGACAAGGTGGAGTTGATTCTCGCCCTGACCCATATTGGAGGTTATGATACCATGTATGGCTTCACTTCTGTGTACACCTTTGCTGATGACGAGGGTCATCAGTTTGTATGGAAGACAGGCTGCTATCTTGATCAATCTGAGGGCAGTAAGCTCACCGTCCGTGGCACCATCAAGGCTCATTCCGAGTATCGGGGAGCACGGCAAACGGAACTCACTCGGTGTAAGGTGATCTAATCTCGTTCTTTGCGCAGTTTATCCATCCTATTTCGAGTGCTACGGAATAGGGGTGCATAGTTTACACCCTTATTTTAGGAGAGCTTCTCGAGGATTTTAGAACAAAGAGATCTCCCCCGCCATTTCGGCAGGGGAGATTTCAATGTTCAGGATAGGGAATTATGCACTGTTTTTCTTCGCTCCACACGTAGATTTGTTGATTGGGCTCAGGTTTGTCCACGAGAGCAAATTTATCTCGCCCAACTTTTACAAACAACTGTGGCTTCTTTAGCAAATGTTTGCCCCTATCTCTTTGCATTTCTTTTCGTACTCCTCGTGATAACGATCTTGAAGCGTGAACAGGTAGTCAGAGCTGTAGTCAACAGCTTTCAGCTCAAGACAAAGGCGTTCAAGATACTTGAGTTCCATATCTACATCTCTGACAAGATCCTGTACCTTATGGAAGTCTGCAGTATGACCCCAATTCAAGAGATACATAGCACATTTCTCATACAAGGCTTTGGTGTCAGACTCCCAGGTCTTGTACTGTTCCATTGCTTTCTGTACAGATTGTTTACGAACACCCGAGGGAACTTCCATGCGGTCATACTGATACCAGTCTTCAGGGATGACCTCTACAGGAGGAACGCCGTCATTGTACAGCATCCTTCCGTGATGATTGATGTAGTATCTCTTCAAAGCTCTGTGTTCACAAGACTCAGTGAGATACTGGTATTCATGCATGCGTTTGAACCCTCTTAGACCGAGGAAATCAAACAAATCAGCCATTTCATCATGGAACATGAGAGCGGTGATCTGTCGGGTGTTGATGTCAGCAAAAATCTCTTGATAGTCTTTGGGAGCATACTCTGCAAGGGAGATCTTTTTCATTGATGATTCCTCCTCTCAATCTATGCAGAGATTTTGCTCATGCCAATTTGACAGCGCCCACGCAGGTATGGTTCACCGTGCCAGCCACACCGCTGATATCAAGAGTGATCAGAGGACGGTTCACGCAGCAGGTAGTCAAGCACAGGTCAGTTTCTATGTGGCTTGTATACACATCCCCAGCTGCTACAGTTTGCTGAGCAATGGCGCAGGGAAGAGCAACCCCGTCTTTGTACAACTGAAGGATGGCTACACCCGCAGCGGTGGGAGTATAGGTAACATCAGCGGAAAGATGGTACAGACCAGACTTGTTAACCCGGATACTGGCTGTATTCAGGGTCATAGAGCACCCGCTGTTTACAACAGGAGTTCCTTCCAGATTCAGAGGAGTCAGAGCAGCCGTGAAAGCCTGAGCGGTGTTGTTGTATACCCGGATACAAGATTTTGCGTACTGATTATTCATACAAAAGCTCCTTTCATAGATGGAAGGGGAGAGCGGTGTGCCCTCCCCTTCAAGTTGGGCATAAATATATGCCAGTGTTCAGATGTTAGCAGCCGCAGCCGTTGCAGCAACCACAAGTCCCATAGCCATTCGCTGCAGTATAGGGACTGCAAGTGACATAGCTGGGAGTGGGGAAGGGACGCACCGCATTGATGATGGTCTGCGTCTGAGAGAGGTTGCCCAGCTGGAGCTGAGCCGCCTGCAGGTTGTCACGCAGTTCCTGAATGGTGTTCTGAGTCATCAGAGCACGAGTGGCATCGCCGTCAGCCTTGATGGCATTGACAATGTCGCAGGTGTTGCGTGCGTTCTCATAGCGCACCGCATCAATGTTTCGGTTGGTTTCGCAGCAGCACTGCTGAGTGGCAAAACGGCTCTCAGCAATGTTGTTGTTCACGCCGTTGAAGCCCTGGCACAGCTGGTTCTGAATACCATTCATGCCCTGAAGCATCGTGGTGTTCATGGCATAGAAGCCATCGCAGAGACCGTTCTGAACATTGCGGATGCCATTTTCCAGACCCTGAGTGTTCAGACCATCATAGAGCTCAGCACGGGTCAGAGCACCCTGAGCCGCTGCGTTGTTGCCAAAGCCGAAGCCACCGCCGCCCCATGCCAGCAGGAAGAACAGGAAGAACACCCAGACCCAAGTGCCTTCTGCACCACCGAACATGCCGCCGTCATTTCTGTTCTGCAGCGCAGCGACATCCGCCACAGACAGTCCACCAGATTCCATACCCATTGTGAATACCTCCTTGTTAAAATTTTATTTCAACCCATGGGAAACTGGGATTGAAACTGAGCCCAAGCCTGATCAAAATCAATGCCTCTCTGTTTACAGAAATTTTTACAGGTCTCTTTGATTTGTTCAGGAGTTTTACCCTCAGCCATCTGCTGAGCTTGCCGAAACATAGGGTTGGCACCAAACTGTTTCATCATAAATCCCATAGGATTCATCATAGCACCCATCATCTGCATCGGATTCATTACTTGATACCTCCTTTGGGAATTTTAGCATCAGATTTGGGAAATCGTTGCTCAAGCAGTTCATTCAGCAAAGACTCAACCTCGGATCGTTTCACATATCCTGAGAGGTCTATAGCAGGAGCAGCTGGCGCCGGAGTAGGTATCAGTTCCTGCGGCTGGTCTAGGTTGTACTTTTGGAAGATGATGTTACCATCAAGACCCAGCTGTTTGGTGTAGATCTTTCCGTGAGCCTTGTCAGGAAATACAAACAAGGAACCATCAAAATCAATCATGGCAGCGTTTGCTTCCTCTTCATTAGAGACAGGGCGTCCTTTCAGGATAGGAGCAGCAGAAGCAGATGCAGGTGGTGTGGGAGACTGTGGCTGTGGGGTATACCCAGCAAATTGAGGGTATTGCGCTTCCATTGCTTGGAGTCTCTGCTGAGCAGACTGCATCACTGGATTTGGATAGGGATAGCCGAACTGTCCATACATAATAGTGTACCTCCATAGTAGATTACCCTGAGTATAATATACTATACCTTTATACAGGATAGGTATACGAAGAGTATACTAAAAGTATAAAAGAATACCCTCTCGCAGTACAGACCACGAAAGGGTATTCTTGTTAGAACAGCTTATTCAGTTTTGATAGAGCTTTGCTGTGTCGTTTCTTGATTGTGATTTCGGCATAGCCCAACATGTCACCGATGTATCTGAAGTCTTTGCCTTTGAGGTAGTGCATGCGAAGAATTTCCTTGTCTTCATCTGTCAGTGTTGATTGTTCAAGGAGATCATCAAATCGGCACAAGCTCGGTATCTCTTTCAGTTTTCTTCTTGTATCAATATGGGTGCTCAATCAGAACACCCCTCATCGATATCTTCCGCAGGTTGGGCAACGAGATTGATTGCCTCCTTTACCGCCGATGTTGGTTTTCCCAGCTGGGCTGGATTTTGTAACAGTGGTTCCTTTAGGTGCGTGAGTCCGAGTTGTTGTTCGTGTTACTGTAGTTGTTCTGATTGTCTGTCTCGCCATTTGGTGTTACCTCCTCAGAAGTTCCTTGGACGTAGTTGGCATATTCACCCGCTTGATAGACATTGTTGCCGGATCCTTCTCCTGTGTTCTGGTCAACTTCTGTCGTTGTAGTTGTCACTGTTTCTGTAGTCACAACTCCTTTTTCATACTGAACAAATACGCAAGCAATTGCAAGGTTTATGATAATGCTGATGATGAGGATAATTCGCAGCCAAAAATCCTTTCTGCGTTTAGATTCCAGCATAGCCATGACAATGTGATTGAGAGCAACGCTTTGATCAAGAGCATCTTTTTGCTCACGGAGTTCATTCAGAGAATCGATTGGAGTTTCCCTCATATAGTCAGCTCCTGTCTTTAATGCTTAATTGCTTCGAGCAGCGCGATGAGAACTTGGTTGGTTTTGTTGACATCACCAAGTTCTTTGAACAGGGTATGAATTTTCTCATCATGAGAGTTTACTGTAAGAGCAAGATCTTGATGTCGTGTACCCTGTTGCCGGACTTCTTTCTTGAGTTCCTCAATACCGTTGATTGCTTGATCGATCTTCTGGAGAACTACACCGTCAGCCTTGGCTCTGGCATTCATGCCAGAAACAAAAGTCAAGACCCCGATAAGACAAGCAATCAAGCTGCATATAAACAATACAGTTTCCATTGTTTGTCCTCCCCTAGATGTTGCCAAGTCTATCAAGAACAGTCATGACTCGGCAGAAGTCTTCTGATACGTTCAGATTCCCATCTCCAGTACCTTTGAGAGCACCCTTGTTGATGAGTTTCTGAATGCTGGGCTGATATGCTTTTGGGATGTCTGCAAAAGTCTTGTATACTACCACTTCATCTTCATCCTCCTTCCTGTTGTATTCTCTACCATCAATAACCCAATACAGAGCAGCCTCATTTCTGAAAGTATCAAGATCCCCAAGAATTCTTTCAGGTTTGGTACTTGCTGGATCATTGATATGCACCTTGTCATCAGCCCACCACACTACAACAAAATGGCCACCTGAAGTCCACAATCCCCTTTTCATGAGAGCGATGAGATAGTATCCTTCTTTGAGAAGGTTCAATGCTTTATCATGAATAGGATTGTCGTGTTGGTGATAGATTTTGTTGGAATTGAGCTGATAGCAATGGATGCCAAAATAGGAAAACTGCGGTACAAAGTATGAATAGTATGTACCCTGATTCAGAGCTTTGTATCCATGCCGCATAGCCCAGTTGCAAGCATCCATAGGAGTAAATGTTTTACCTGTTAGAGTTTCAATGAGCATGGCAGCAGCAGTTGGACCGCAGCCTGATTCTCCGATGGTGGAATTCTCTCCTTGAACAGCATACTTGAGTTTTGCCCATCGAGGATCTGTTTGAAGATAGGATACAGGTCTTTTATTCATATTCGTTCTCCTTTAGACTAGTATACTCCTAGTTATCGGAAAAGTAAAGGCTTAATTTTCACCGATGTTTAGGAGTCCTCATGTTGTTACCTCCGTTGCGCTGACAGCTCCGGTGTCGTCCACCGTTAGTTTGAACTTTTTCGTGCTGCCTGTTGTCGAGGAGGGGAGGATGATCCCGTCATCAGTTATGCGCTGGAGCCGCGCGTCGATCTCCTCGCCGGAGTATTGGGAAACGTAATAATCGTCTGGCATAAAGATCCCTCCTTATACAATAAATCGTTTGCCTAATCGTTCGAGCAGCAGCTTGCCGTTCTTGTCCTTGAACCAGCCGGACTGAAGCTCTTTTTTCTTGCGGTAGTAGATGATGATGCAGCCGGGCTTGCCTGCGCCGCCTGCGCCCGCAGAGCCGCCGGTCGCCGATGCTCCGCCCGTTTCTGTTTTCGGATTTTTGCCGGATGGCGAAAACGACATGCTGAGCGTACCGACTGCACCGGCACCACCGCCGCCGTGACCGCCGTCTCCGCCGTCGCCATAGTTTTCGCCGTCATTCCCGTTGGCTCCGTTTGCGCCTTTGCCGCCGCCTGAACAGCTGCCGCTAAGCGTAACAACGCTTTGAGAGGGATCGTTCGAATCGAACTCGCCGTATAGGTTGATATAGACTTCTCCTGCCGAAGTCGCGCCGTTTGCTCCTTGTGCGGCACCGCCGCCGCCCCATCCGTTTGCCGTTACAGTTCCCGATATCCCGTACTCGGTGTCGCTTACCGTTTTGCTGTTGATCCCGTAGCCCCCACGGAAATCCCCCACCGCTTGACCATCGTTTCCAGGAGAGCCACCATTGCCGCCTTTCTTACCATCCGCGCCTTTTCGACCGAAAAAAGTTTGCGTCACCAAATCATAATAGCCATCGGCTGAGGCTTCACCGGACGCGCTTGACAATTCCCCAAATGTGCTGTTTCCGGCAGGCTGTGCCGCTGCATATTGGAATTTTTGCCCAGTTATTACATTTAGCGATGCGATTAAAATTTTTCCGCCGGAGCCACCCTCGCCGCCTTCGCCGCCTTGACCGGCGGACGAACCGGAATAGGAGCCGGATGACCCTCTTTTGGACTGCGAAGAAATGCCTGCCGAGCTGCCTGCGCTTCCGCTTGCGCCCGTTTCGCCGCCGCCAATAACCACAACGCGAATTTCACCGTCTATTACTGATTCCCACTCGCCGGAGCCGGTGAGCAGCACGCGCTCGTCGTAGTATTCCGTGATTTCCGGCTGCGGGGGAAGAAAGCCGACAAGAGCTTTTGTGTTGGCTTCAAGAATACCAGAGATGGAAACTTCTCTCTCACTCAGACAAGCGGAAACAAGAGTTCTATCCCAGGGATGATATAAGTTGACGACATGACCAACCCGTTCTTGACTGACATCAACAATTCCACTAATTTGTTCTCTGTGCTTATAATAGTTGACTAGTCTATCTGTAACAGCTGCAGAATTTACCAAAGATACTAGAGTGGCTCCATCTACAAACAAAACGTTCTCTTCCACTCCAACAGAAACAGGTCTCTGAATGACTCGTGTGGAATGAAGATACCCTTTACCAGTCAGAGTTCCAGTTCCGGCAGAGAGTATTGCATAGTTTGTTCCAGACTCCAGGATTGTAAACCCTGTAGCAGATAGGTCATGAATAGGCTCAGAAAAAACAACAAGGTCATTGGCTTGAGCTGTACCGTCGAATAGGGTAACTTCTTTTGTATCTGGGATGTATCCATGTTCCACAACTTCAACAGAGCTTATCGGGTCAAGATACTCTACATTGCAGTTTTGAGAGGATATTCTATTTGCTCCAATTGTACTAGCAGTCCCATCCCACAGCTTTTCCACACGCAGCACACCGTTCTCGTCAGTGCCGAGCCATGCTCCAATAGCAAACAGAACTTGTGCAAGATTATCTCTTGCACTGGTTGTAACACCATCAGCATAGGGTAGATATCCATAAAGGGCAATTTTAGCATATACAGTCTCTACAATAACAGGCACAGAACCGCAAATTGCTTGGACTACTGTGGCTACCGTCTCACCAGTATAGATACCGCCTACATGTTTCATCTGCAAGAGTCTGCCTAGAGCGCTCAATCCATACAGGGAATAGTCATTTGGACCAACTCGTTTAACAGACTGCAGATAGAAGATGCCTTTACGCTTTCCATCTCTGAAATACTCAACTTTGTCGTTCTTTTTGTATTTCAAGATAGAGGTATCATTGCTGGTCACTGTGATAGACAGACTGTTGGCTTCAAGGGAATCCGATTTCAGCTCTTTCACTTCATACAAGGTGCCAGATGGCACCTGTATGGAAGTGTTCTCAGCGTATACCGCGCCTTTGAATTTGATTGTGTTTGTACTCATATCATTTCTCCGTCAATGTCAAACTGATACCTTTGAACCAGTGTATCCCTGTGGAAGAATCAATGACATATTTTGCAGAAGACAAAGGCTCTACAATGAATGTAGATGTTTTAGAGGCAGCTGTCTGCAAATCAAAGTAGGTTACAGAGACATAGGCAGGAGAAATAGCTTCTACAAGAGATTGGAGTTGATTGTGATTCAACGGTATGAGAGTCACAGAAATTCGGACTTTTCTTGCAAGCAAGTCAACTATTCTGTCTCCGCTCAGCATCACCTTGGTATTTGGTCCTTCTCGGTCAACATAACCAATTTCATACCCAAGATCTTCATCTACCCAGTCTTTGATATCAAGAGTCCCTACTGTCAAGGGTAAAGCCATATTCTACACCCCCCTCATCTTCCTACAAGAATAGTTCCTCTACGAGTGTTCTCGTCCGCATTGTACTTGAACATCTTTCTCGCAAGAGTAGTACCATCCAACTCCACATTGAGATTGATGGTTTGTTCAGTTCTCTGGGGTTGAACCGCAGCCATCTGAGCAGTCTGTTGTTTGGTGTTAATAGACTCACCTTCATGTACCTTGACAAGCATGTCCCTAGGTACATAGTCAAGTCCAGAAGCATAGGATCCTTTGGAAGACTCAGAGAATTTTCCTGCTTCTTTACCCCAGCTAGAAGCCTGATCTGCGATCCAGTTGACTGCATCAGTCACCCAGCTCGTGATATCAGTCCAAACAGATTTGAGACCATCCCAGAAGCTAGTGAACAGATCTCTGCCTGCTTGATAAAGCCTTTCCACAAGACTCAACAGGGCATTGATAGGATCTTCCTTGACTTCCTCTATCCAAGCCTTAATTTCTTCCCAGACTTCTGTAAAGCCATCTTTGATCCTGTTAAAAGCAGCTTTAGCTGATTCCCAGAGGGCTTGACCGGAGTCAACAATGACTTTTCCAATCAGCATCAAGAAATCTGTAGCAAGCCTTACAATAGCTTCCCAAATCGTGGAGAAGATATCCTTGATTGCTTCCCAAGCAGCTTCCCAGTCTCCAGAGAAGATCGCTGCCCATAACTTGAAGAGGTCAGAAATAACCGCAAGAGCAGTTTCAAACACGATCTTGATAGAATCCCAAACAACCTTGGCAATGTCCTGAATGTGGAGGAAATTGCTGTTCCAAAGACCTACGATGAAATCCCAAGCAGTACTGATGATACTCTTGATGGATTCAAAAATCTCAGCTGTGTATTCCCTGATGTTGCCAAAGTCAGTAACCCAAGCAGCAGCTAGAGCAGCAACTGCTGCAATAACTATCCCAAGAGGTCCAGTCAAAGCAGTGAATACTGCAGCAAGTCCGCCAGCTCCACCAATCAGACCGATTATAGCAGAGATAGCCGTAGCCAGTTTGCCAAGGATTACCAAGACAGGACCAATCACAGCAACTATTGTAGCGATAGTAATGATGGTCTTTTTTGTACCCTCGTCAAGACTATTCAACCAATTCAAGCCCTCTTTAAGCCAATCCACAAACTGTTGAACATAGGGTAACAATAGCTCTCCAAAAGAAATGCCAACCTCTACAAGAGTGTTTTTGAACATGCTCAATCTACTCTCAAAGGTGTCATATCTCTTTTCTGCCTCATTGGTCAGAGCAGTATTCTCTTCCCAAGCAGTATTTGCTGTTTGAAGAGCGCTAGACAGCTGCTCCGAGGCAAGACCCAAGGCTTTGAGCATATTGGCTTGACGGATACCGCTCAAACCCAGCTCATCCAACACTAGGGTTGTGCTCTCCCCCTTTTCATCGAGCTGTCCAATGCCTTTGATGAACGCTTGCAGAGCAGTGATAGGAGTCGTCTCCCAGGCATGGGCAAACTCATAGGAGCTCATCCCTGCTACATCAGCAAAGGCTCGTAAATCGTCTCCACCCTTGGCCACAGCTTTCTCAATGGCATCAAAGGTCTGTACCATAGCAGTGCCACCAGCTTCAGCTTGAATACCTACTGAAGACATAGCCGCAGCCAAAGCCATTGTTTCAGCCTCAGTAAATCCTGCAATCTTCGCTCCAGAAGCAAGACGAGTTGTCATTTCAACAATCTCAGACTCGGTTGTTGCAAAGTTATTGCCCAGATCAACTACAGTTGCACCAAAGTTGGAGACTTGTTCATTGGCTGTACCAAAGATGTTCATGACCCGAGCAATACTGACTGCAGCTTCCTCAGAAGAGAGGTTTGTCGAATCACCCATCATGATCATGGTCTTGGTAAACTGGGTCAGGCTATCTACTCCTCGAATACCTAACTGACCAGCCATTTCCATGACACCTGCGATTTCAGATGCCGATTGAGGCATGACTTCACTCATGTCAAGGATATTTTGTCTCAGCTGCTCATATTCTTCCTCTGTTGCATCTACGGTTTTACGAACACCAGTAAATGCGCTTTCAAAGTCAGAAGCAGCTGCTACGGCAGCAGTACCTATACCAACAAGTGGTAGTGTCACGGATTTGGTGAGACTTGACCCAACAGAAGTCAGTGCACTACCCATGGCGCCAAATTTATCGCCAACAGTAGAGGACTCAGCTTCAAAGGTCTTCATTGATTTCAAGGCTTTGTTGAAGCCTGATTCAAATCCTGATGCATCAAGCAACAGATAGCCTACAGCAGAGCCAACATCAATCATGTTCTCACCCCCTTATTCATATTGAGCATAGATATCGGAAAAACTGGAATACTGCCTATGAAATACTATTTCTTCGCCAGCATCCAGTTTTCCCATGATGAATGCACAGGCTTCATCCAAGCAGTATGCAGTGTATTCATCCTTTATTGATAGTAGCTCAGACGGTGTCTTTCTGTACCTCTGAGACATTGACAGAAGGTTCATTATTTCTGGGCTTGTCACGAAAGGATTCCAGAGCCTTGACGCCCTTCTGTGCATAGTTGAACACGAACATGTACTGTTCATCTGTCAGCTCAATGCCGGACTCCTGGATCTGCTTGTAAGTCGGCTCAAGGAAGCAGGCATCGCACACGATGTCAAGGATATCCCAAATTCCCTTCAGAGCGCTAGGATCTTTTTCTGAAATCCCTTTGCCAAGGAACAGAGAGTTTGCTTTGGTCAGAAGAGAGTTGGGAATCTTTCCGGACTTGGCCAAAGCAAGCATAGAGGGTCTTTTGAGACGAGCCACAAAAGGCTGACCCTCGGCGAAATCAGGCAGGTTGACGACCTGTCCCTGAGAATACTGAGCGAGCTGCTCAATGCTTGTAATGTTATTCATAATGTCCTCCTTGTTTTATGTTCAGGCAGTCACCGTAGGAAGCTCGTCAAGATAATTGATCTTGTAAGGAGCTTCGTTGTTGTTGGGGGCAGAATTGATGGTGTACTCAGAAGCACGGAAAACATCATCCTCACTAGCGAGAGAGATGGGAATACCCTGACAGTTGGGATAGGAGATCTTTTCATAGCCAGTAATGATACCAGCAGCGTTGTAGATGGCAGAGTAGGCATTCAGGGTAAAGATGCTGCCCTTTTCCGTGGAACCGGCCACAGGGGGAGTGTAGGAGCTCACACCAAAGCCCTTATCTTCGTCACCCTCTGCAGTGTGCTCACTCGTGGTCCAATACTTGATCGTACCACCCTGAAGAATCTTTACAAGCTCAGGGTTGAACACGTTGTTTGTCAGGGTGATGGTGTTACCCGTGAGAGTGGTTCTGCTGGGCTTCTGCGCAATCAGAGCACCCTTTACGATGAGCTTGATTGCATCCTGTGTATCTGTCTGCGGATTGACCGCAATCTTGGAAGCAGTGTTGAGAGCGATCTCCGTAGCACCACTCCCAGCAGGAGTAACCGTGACCAAAGATACATCAATGGTCGGAATTTCATGGCCCTTTTTCGTTGCCATAGTTGTACCTCCTTAAACAATTTGTTTGAAGTTCTTGTACTGTACGCTGATCATGTGACCCTTTACTGAGTCATCATAATAGGATTGAGTCTCACTGTAGGTTGGCTTGATCATGGGAACCAAGCCCTTCATGGACTCTTTAACAGAGTTTACAAATTCCTCAATCATGCTAAATTCCCCTTTGGGAATGTAGCACATCAAGTCATAATAAGTGATTGTGCTTGAATAGTTGAGGTATTTTGAGGTCGTGGCGTCCCTGATAACAATATAGGGCTTTGTACATTCTCCCTGATGTTGAGCGGGAAAATACACATCAAACCCATCTGCTTTCAGGTGCTTGTAGATGTCTTGAATTCTTGTTTTTTCCATTTAACTCATCCTCTCAAGAAGATTTTCAAAGCCCCTCATGATGTCATTAGAATTGGCCAGAATAGTAGGCTGTATAATTGCAAACCGTTTTTCATGAGCCAACTCAAGCCAGATACCATAGTCAACTCCGTGGGACAAAGCGAGCTTATAGACGCTGGATTGTTTAGTGACATCACAGGTGAGCCGTTGTCTTGCATGTCCTGTTCGGTCTGTCCAGGGTCTATTTGCTCTTGCATATCCTTGAAGTTTTTGAGCCGAGGTCTCAGCATATGCCCAGATAGCAGCATCTGCTTTATCCTCAAACTTGGTCAATCCTTCAAGAAGGTTCGAGGGATCCAGTTTGAAGCCCCTAGCCATCCTGGATCTCCTCAATAGAGATGTCAGCAGCCACATTTGCCTCTGAAAGATTTTTGATCTCACCGATCTTGTATCTCTTCCCATTGTAGGTGAGAACATAGTCATGAGATAGGAGCTTTGCATTTGTCCAGAGACAAAGGATCATGGGAGAGGGCTTTTTGCGAACTGTAGATCCCTCTGTAGCAGACTTCTGAAGATAGGAAGTTGTTTCGTGATATACCCCCTTGAATGTTATAGTGGATATGGCCACCCCATTGGGCTCTCCGAAATCATTCTTGCCTTCCTGTTTGAATACGAACCATTCACCCTGAGTATTGATGAGGCGTTTGACTTTGTTATGTTGAAATGCTGCTGACTGCAAATCAAACACCCCCTTTCAACACACCAGAGTGATAGGTTCTGTATCTCAAAGCTAGTCTGCGGAAGTATTTTGAGCTATCGGCTGCGCTCAACCCCGAAACAGACAAGGTTGTATCCTCGGCTTTGATAAGCAGACATTGGTATGCTGTCTGGTTGTAATCTCCGCCGTTTTCTTTCAGATAGAAAGCCAGCTGCTCATCAGTGAAGAATGGAATATCATCCTCTCTGAGTACAATCTTCAGGTCATCCAAGCTGCTCATGTTACACCTCAGTTCTTCAGATGTTCACGGATGAGTGCACGAAGATCTCTCTTGGAACGGATACCTTTATGGTCAATGTCAAGCTGATCAGCATAGGCTTCCAGATCATCAAAGCCCATCTCACTCAGAGGAGTTTCAGAATAATCGCGTTCCTCTTCAGATTCCTCGTCCTCATCTTCGTCCTCATCAGACGTGTTGTCAGTTTCTTCATCCTCGGCTTCGTCATCATCTCTAGGGGTGAGGGGAGGGATGCCGTCCCCCGAATCGGCATCCCTATAACCCTCAGCAGAAGGAGAAGCGTTCACGATAGAGAAACCAGCAGGCTTGAACATCAGCTCAAAAGCAGATTTGGATACTCGAACAGTAGTCCGACCATTTGTAATCGTTACCATCATGCTGGTTTCCTCCTTTACTCAGGACTTGATGACATCCAGGATGTAGACGCTGTCAGCAGCCTCAAAGGAGGGCAGGCAGATCATGGTGACCTTGGTCTCAACATTGACCGGATCAGCCTTTTCGATGGTGGTCACAGCTACACCGAGGTCGGTGATGGAAACATTGGCAACCTTGCCGCCCATCAGGTCGGACTCTTCCGGAGTGGTGCCGAACCAAGTGTTGCCCAGAGTACCCTCGGGGAACAGAGTCACGACATCATCAGGAACGAACTGAGCCGCATTGCCGGCATCGTTTTTGTAACGCTTGCCATAGACGATCAGTTCAAGACCGAGCTCATCCATCAGATACTGGCTCAGACGGGCATCGCTGAGAGCGGTGACCTCACCGTTGGACAGGACGAAGATGGACTTGATGATCTTCTGGTTGACGCGGAGATAGCCCCAAGTCTTGCGGGTGCAAACACCACGAGTCGGGCGCACGCCAGTATCGTCCTCGATCTTGTCCATGGCAGTGCGCATGTCCTCGATGGGGTCAGAGGTCGTGGTGCTCCAGGAAACAGCCACCTCAGACTTGTGATCCGTAGGCAGACCATAGTCATAGCTGTAGGACTGGCCATTCGCGGTGACAGCGATGGCACCAGTGGTCAGAGCCATCATACGCATCTGCTCACGACGAGCACGAGCGCCCTCAAGGAGATGGATCTCATCGGCAAAGACGCGGTTCATGACAGAGTCAATGTACGCCTGATTGCCGGTCTCGAGGACCATGTTGAGCTGCTGACGAAGCTCTTCATCGATGTAAGTGCTCTCCTTGAAGAAGGGCATTTCAGTTTCCAGCTTGTCAAAGCCGATACGAGGACGCGGAACAGCACCGACATCAAACGCAGAGGGCTTGAGAACAACGGGAAGACCGTTGGCACCCTTGATCCAGCTGAGCTTCAGACCCAGCTTTTTGTCAGCGGGGAACAATTCCTCGCCGAGATAGGGAGGCATATCCTGAACATGAGTTTCCCAATAGGCAGTCAGTTCAGGAGCCTTGACGAGATCAAAAATAGACATCTTGTAATTCTCCTTTCTTGATTACTTCAGGAACTTGATGGAAGGCATCTCGCTCTGACGAGTTGCCGTGATCAGAGCCGCAGTGGTGTTGTCAACCTTGTTCAGATCAACAAAGCCCCAAATGAGCAGAGTGCCGTTGGTGTCACCCTCGGTCACATCCACGTCATGAAGCAGGACACCCGCAGCAGGCTTGCCATTGGAAGCACCAGACTCAGCCGTGTTGTCTACAGCCTTCACAAAGGCAGTGGTGCGAGCAGTGAGATTACCGCTCAGGGGAGTACCCGCAGGAACGATCTTGCGACCGTTGCGGGTGACGGAATAACCGTCATCAACGACGATGCTGACAGAGACCTGATTCTGGACATCAAACAGAATCTGAACAGGGGCAGCACCAGTCGTCTTGGTGATACCGGTTTTGTTAAACATGTGTTCTTTTCCTCCTTGTTAGTTTTTGAAATAGGAACTTTTGACAGTGTGCTTGCTGGCTTCAGCCAGTCTCTTGCCGAGACCATCGCTACCAGAGCCAGTATTGCGCTTGGGATTGTTAGGATTGCCAGTCCCAGAACCACCCTTGTTCTCTTCACCGAAGAAGGACGGATACTTGGTCTTGAGCTCCGCCAGCACCTTATCGATGGTATTGGTTTCACTCACCTTGCTCAGAGCCAGTGTGATGATGTCATCCACGGAATCGGGATTTACACCAGCCTTGAGTGCGGAGACCTGCATCTCCAGCCGAGCAGTCTTCTGCTTTTCTGCAGACAGATTGGTTTCGGCAGTCTTCTTGGCTTCAGCATCCAGCTGAGCCTGAGTCTTGCCAGAATCGAGAATTTTCTTGGTCTCAGCCAAAACATCCTCGTATTTCTGACCGTCTTTGACCTCAATGCCCAGAGCAGAGAAGATAGCCTGACGAGCAGTGCGCTTCTCGTTAGCCATCATACCATTGATCTGCTCCTGTGTGTAGGTCTTGCCCTCCGGTTGCTGCTGGCTTTGGTTCTGTCCCTGCTGATTTTGAGCGCCATCAGGATTGCCGCCTTGACCATTGCCCTGATTGCCCGCATCTGGATCAGCAAAGAACTGAAGACCAATGCGCTTGAGATTGCTGAGATAGTTCTGTTTCATGGTTTTCCTCCTTATAAATCCATGTTCATCGCACATGGTAGCGATAGTCCAGTCGTTCTTTACCCGCTTCGCTCTGGTAGAAAGCGCCATCAAACTTCTCGGCCAGCATGCGGCGTTTGAAGTCTAATTTATTGTTAAGCCGCTGGATCTGCATTTCCAGCTTTGAAGGGCAGGGCTTGCCTTTGCTGGCATACCCTCTCTTGCGCATGTACAACCATTTCAGGCGTTCAAGGATCTCATTTGTCTCCCAGTCATCCAGCACCACAGGATAGGACTTGCCGCAGTGCGGGCAAGAGAGGAGTGTGACATAGGTATTGTATTCAACACCCTCCAGCTCAAGCACGAGCTTCTTTTCCTGAAGCATACTCGGAGTGAGCTGAATTTCCCTATGGCAGAGGTCACACGTGGTTGTGTTTGTCATCATAATGATACCTCCAATGAATTATACCCTCCGTATATTTTCACGTATATTATACTATAAGTATTCTAAAAAGTAAAGCCCTTTTTTCGAGGGCTTTACAAGGAACTGAAAAATATTTTAGATATGAGTGCAGATAAAATCAGCGATCTTTTCTAACTCTGCCGTAGTGTCCTCCTCGAGGACGGAGAGCCACTCGGAAGGGATGGCTGTGTAACCGTACCGAGCACCCGCTAGACCACCGGAGAGCGCAGCGATAGTGTCTGCGTCACCGCCGTCATTCACTGCCCCTAAAATAGCTTTACGGAAGGAATCCTTTTGAGCCCAGTAGATAGCATTGCTCAGGGTATACTCCACGTGCCCCTTCGGCTCAACATGTCTATAGATAGGGACTGGACGATCCCGCAGGTAGTCATTCACTGCCCAATAGTAGATGTCAATTGCAGAACAGCATGTATTATTGGAGTGTGTCAGATTAGACTGTTGCCAAGCTGTATACCGATCTCCCAAAAGGCAAGGAACAAGACAGCGCATGAGACCGCCGTTACCAAGATCCTCTCTGTATACATCACATTGATGCTTCTGGTTACATGAGATCCACTCTTTCCAAGGCTTGCCACGATTAGCATAGATAGACCGCATGCAGGTTGTACCCACATCAATGGGTCCGGATTCCAGCCATTCAACGAAGTTTTCGCTGATTTGTTGAATGATGGCATCTGTAGTGCCCCAGTGCTCCATCATGGCTCGTGCCACACAAAGCATCATCTGAGTGTCATCAGTGACTTTGCCTGCCTTGAGGTTGAGCCAGCCCCCGCCTATGATTTGGTCTACCCTTCCATACTTGAGCTTGATGCTTTTGGCACTCATGAATTCTGTGGTTGCCCCCATGGCATCTCCGATAGCGAATCCAAACAGGGATCCCCTGACTTTATCCTTTAGGCTGGTATTCATTACAGTCTCCTCCCTTCAGAACAGTGTTCGGCTTGTTGTGATACTTCTTGCACCTAGAGGTATTGCCATAGACTTGTCTGTCTGAAAGCACAAACTTACAGCCTTTACAAACAAGATCCTTGTTGGTAATGCGTACACAAGTTTGTGCTTCAGATTCAATACGATTTTTCATGCTCATAGATATTACTCCTTTCTTTGTATAGAGTTCTCCAAGGGTATTATACTCTTGTTCTTTGAAAAAGTAAAGCCCTATTTTTACAAAATCAAGAAATAATTTCCATAAACATGCGAATATGGGAACTCATATGTCTATCGGACTCTTCAATTCTCAGCACTTTCACTCGAGTACCAGCATTCAAAAGTGTTTCTCCTTCATCTGTACCAAACTTTGAAATGCCCATGATTGATGATCCCTGAGTGCCTTTAGGAGCATAAAAAACTATCTCAACCTCATCAGAAAATCCTCTGTCCCAAAGTGAGGATGTACTTGTAAATCCTTTGTATTCACCCACAAGACCGGAATATCTCTTATTCAGCTCTGCTACAGAGAGTTGTTCTAACATATCCTTGTTGGCTTTGAAATCTCCGCCGATCAACCCTGCCAAATCTCCAAGGTCTGTACCACGCCGCAGCACCATCCCCTTGGTAAAAGCAGATTTGCTCAAGGCTTGTTGTGCTTGTTGTATCCTTGACAAGTCATCCCTATACAGGTCTTTTGTATCACCAGTTCTGAGATACTGATTCCAACGCCTAAAAGCATTTCCATTGTAGGTTCTCAAGGCATCTTTCTCAACACCTTCAAATTTCTTGAAGGCTTCCTCTTCAAGAGCAAGCATTTCATCAAGCTCAACTTGCTCTATCATACTAATCCATTGATCTGCAGGAGGGGTATCACCGCCAGTATTATTCATCTGGGTGTCTCTTTGAACATTGGCTAGCTCGTTTGGATCAACACCAAGGCTTTCCATCCAAGCATCAATCTCTGGGTCAGCGTTTCCTGTAGCCCAATCTCCCAATCGATTGCTGATGCCTATCAGACTATCACTCAAAGCTGCTTCAAAGGTACACATTCCATTAGGATGGTCAAGCGGGAGCTTATCTTTAGGATAGTGTTGACCATTCCGCTCTGCACAGATTTCACACATGCGCTCACCACCGGATGCCAACCAAACATACTCCTCAACAAACGGATTGTTCTGTGTCGTCTGTACAAAGGCTTGTTGATAAGCATGGGAGACCATAGTGCGTGCAAGCCGTTGAGCAGAATAGTCAACTTTGCGTCTGGTCCCAGGGTAAACCTTATTCCAATCCCATTCTTTCTTGGCACTGGGATTGAGGTATTTCTCCAAGTCCTTGGCAATATCATATGCACTCCTATTGGCAGCAATACCCTCAGCCACTACAGTGTTGATATCATATTGGGTTTTCATATGGTCTTTCCAGAGAGCCCTATCCAAGGACCATTTTCCTCTGTACAGTTGTCCTGTAGCGACTGATTTCACGATTTGAGTAGGGACTTTGTAATATGCCCCTTCAATGTTGAGCCCGACTTTCTCGAGAAACTTTTGATTATCATCAGCAACAGCTTGAGCAGCTGACTTCATATTTTCCCTGATCTCACCCTTGAGAGCTTGTTCAGCTGCTTTGAGCTGTTCATTGAGCTCCTTTTTGAGAGCATTGAGTTGAGTCTTATACAAAGGGGAAGAGGGAGTATCAGGCAAATTCCGTGCCTTTCTACCAACAGATAGAGCAGCATTCTTGTAGATCTGGGCAATGTGTTTTTGCTGCTTTTGAGTCAGGCTCACTCTTGCCTGTTGTGCTGTATTCAAGTTGAGCTTTGCCATAATGACCTCCTACCAGATGGACTTGATAAGCATGGACAGCGCTGCGGATGCTACCCATTGATGTACTCTCTCTTTCATTAGAATAGAGCGGGGGATAGCCCCCGCTCTGCTCACTTGTTCAGCTCCGCGAGCTTCTCCGCGATGTCCTCGGGGATGGCGCAGGTCGTCATCTTGACGCAGTAGCCGTTCTCATCGTAGGTAAGCTTGTACTGCGGCAGGACGTAGATCTCCGTGCCGGCGCGGGAAATGTCGCGCGCCATGACGGGCTGCACGATGCTGTTCTTGACGCCCGCGCTCTCGCTCAGGCCCGCGGGGGTATCGGTGACTTTGATGAGCTTGCCGTCAGATGCGATACGAGTAGTAGTCATAGTTTTGTTCTCCTTTTCTTTGTTCAAAATTTATTTATCATCAGCGTATTTCTCGCCGGTGATCTCATTGCGCAGGATTTTCTTCTGCTGTTACGCAAACGGATCTCCGGGGATAAAACAGCATCGGAAATGTGTTGTGCTAGTCGAAGGGCTAGTCGCATAGACTTCTACAGTCGCTATACCGTTGTTGATGATGATAGAAGTATAGTACTCACCTTCGCCATGGTACTCAGCCTGATTTCCGGCACTATCCACATTCATACCATAAATTTGTCTTCTACTTGTCCCTTGATTAAACGTCAACAATACGATCGTACCCGCGCCAGAACAAGGGATATTAAATGTTGCCATAAGAAGTCTGGGCATACTTATACCTCCTTAATTTATCGGAGCATACCACTGTACGCCTCCACCGCTGGTGCCGACGATCGGCTCACCAGCTGCGTCGTGCGCGGTGACACCGGCCATGAGCGTCTCCGGCGTTACGGTGTCCCCGGTCAGGTCGAGCAAGACTGTTCCGTCGCTGAGCTGGACTTTGTTATTGGCCATGCCGCACCTCCTCAGCCGATGGTGACCGTCTTGCCCCCCTGCGCATTGTCGGTGTAGGCAATGGGGATCGCCGCGACCGTGACGGAGCTGAGGCAGTTGTACCCCTCGTCGGGCAGAACCTCCTGCGAGGCAAACGTGGGTGTGACGTTCTTGGCCTGCGGCTTCATTCCCTCGCTGCCGGACATGGTGCCGAGCACGCCGAGGACGGTGATGCCCTCGCGAATGTTGGCGGGGATCAGCTTCGCCTCTTCGGCTGCGTCGATCTGCGCCTTGCCGCTGCCGTCGTGGTAGCCCTGGGGGATGGTGACCGGCTTACCCTTTTCCGTGATGCTGAGCGTCTTGGCCCCATTGTTTGGCATGGTGCCGGTGACCTTGCTGCCAGTGACATAGGCTGTCTTGCCAGCCAGAATTTCCGCCGCGCCTGCAGTGGCATCGCCGGTGTCCACGTCAAACTCGCAGGAGCCGGTGATGGGCGCACCGTCCTTGCCGTGCGCGGTAAAGCCCTTGAGGAGCTTGTCCGCGACCACGGTGTCTTGGGTGAGGTCCATGAGGACTTCGCCACTCGAGAGTACGATTTTGCTATTGTACTTTTCAGCCATTTGTTATACCTCCAATATATATTGTTTTGCCCCCGCTGGGGTTGCTTACTCGTGCCACTTCGATGGGATTGACGGTCACATCTTCAAGGAGCAGTTTGTCTTTTGTCGGGAGAGTAGATTTCACAAAACTGGGATCAACAACATAATCTCCAGTATATGGATCTCCCCCTACTGATACGGTTTCTGCCACAGAGGTGGAAAGAAGATATTCGTCAGTTCTAACTGATAAACACAGCTCAATCATATCCTACCTCTCTAATCAGCTCGTCTACCGAGATATCACAAGCTGTAGTAGCATGTTTATGATTGTATTCATCAGTCCAATACAACTGTGCTTTGGCAGAAGACGTGGTTAGCTTCATGGCATCTTCATAAGGCACCGTTACCAGTAGCTTCTCTTCTACCAGTGTTGCTGGAAATTCCAAATAGATACCGTGCTGTTGTCTAAGACTGAATAGGATGTTGCTGGCTTTTGAAAAATCCACCAAAGTCCCATTTGAATCCTTCACTGTAAGAAGGAGATTAGACTCAATCCTTTGTAACATTATCATCACCCCTCTCCATCTTCCCTGAGATTCGGTTGATTTTGCAAGTCCATAAAAGCATCTTCGAGAATCTGACGCTCCAAAGCAATCTGACGGAGCTCATCGTCAGCTTCATGATCAGTCAAATTGCGCCATTTCTTCATGTAGGCTTTGCGGCTCATTGTCTGAGCAGTTACCTCAGCCAAGTCAGTCTGCTTTTCCTCAGACTCATCCTCAGGCAAAGGATACTGGTTGTCTACACGCACACCATATGCAACAGTGGGAAGAGCTACATCGATGTAGAACTTGGCTGCTTCAGGATACAAGCGCACTCCCTCAATGATGGACTTCACCATCAGCTCAAGGGCAGGACGCCAGGCAAGCATCTTTTCTTCACAGCGCACAATCAGATCCCAATAGATAGCCTTCAAGGTCTTGCCAGAAGATACAATACCCTTCAGGGCTTCGGGATTGACATTAGGCACAGCAGTCTGCTCATACATAGCGTTCTTGATACGGTTCAAAGTCGTATCAAGCGCTGTGCTATAGCTCATGGGAGAGTCGAGCACACCAACCTGAGCATAAGCACCATCAACAGATCTGTTCTGATCAGATGCAAGATCCCAGTATGCGCCAGCCGCAACGCTCAAGTTCCTTGTGCTTTCAGGAGCAGCATCAATGGTGTAACGGATAGGATTCATTCCCTTGCGCTCAGCATCCATATCAGCAGATGCCAAGCGGCTATACCAGCTCTCCTGATCAACCAGTTGAGCAATTTCAGATGTACCGATCAAGTCACCAGTCAAGCCATCATTGATGATGACATAGGCAGGGATGAATTCAAAGAGAGTCTTGGTCTCAGGAGCAACGGTCTCAACAAGCTCTCCCAAGCCATTGTAGACCTCTTCGCTGTACCAGCAGAAGCCATCCTGCAGCCAGTACTTCTTCTTGTAGATACGCTGATCAGTCTTGGACTTTTCATCATTGAGACCGTAAAAAGCAACGATTTTGGTCAACTTATTGCAATCGCTGGGATCTACATCGTACACAAATTCCAAGCTCGGAAGGAAAGACACCTGAATGCCCTTTTCCGTGTTGATATTGTACATGAGAGCCACACGCTTGCCAATGAAACAGTCCTTTGCCGCCTGTAGCAAAGCGTTCTTGAACTGATTTTTCTCGAGCACCCTGTCAACCAGCTCTTGATATACAGATGCTGCTTCTCGAGCTGCTTCATGCTGTTCAACAGTATCACCAAGATGCACGTCCACCCAGATGTCAGGAGACTTGGAAAACAAGAAGCGAGCTTCTTTGTTCAACAGGGAAGCAGCCATTTTGTACCGTAGATCAGCAGGCACATAGTCTTGTGTAGTGTCAACAGCGAACTGTGCGCCCTTCTCATACACATCGTATAGCTTGATGATTTCATACATATCTCGCAGAACAGCAGAACCATACAAGCCCTCTAGCTCACTCTTGATCAATCCCGTAGGGATATTGAGCAGTCTTGTCACATCAACTTGAATGCTATCTTTTGCCATATCACATCCCTCCTTTGGTTCATGGCAGAGCTTTACAATCACTTATTGTTTTCCGGAATCCTGTCCAGGAGTTCCTGAGTCTTCTGGGACTGAGTACCGAAATAAAACGCAATGATGGAGCTTTCAATCAGCATAAACTGTTCCCCACTGATCTTGCCCACAACAAAGCCATACAGAGTCCCCGCCGTGCATATAAGAGTTACAATGCTCTTAACACTGAGCAGATTCGCCAGACGTTTCTTCACAATATCCATTTGTTTCCCCTCCTTTCTCTATTGTTTTGCCGAAGATACCTCCTGTATTGTGTTCAAAGGTATTTTCAAGAACTTTGAGAAAGCCAACGCCCAAAATAGTATGGATCGCTGGTTCAGAAAGCTCTGCCATGGTGTAGACTTGCTGTAGCATCACCGTGGAATAGATAGCAATGCCATAGCTGATGAATACCCAAACAAGGGCTGATATTTGCGTTGTGATGAATATCATGCGAGTGATGCTCATCAACTTTGCTTTGGTCAAGCGTTTGCCGCCTTTGCTCATACTGTTTCTCCTTTCTTGCTATTGCGGGATAGTTGTTTGATATCTGCGACTTCATACCCATCAAGAGCATACCAGATTGCTGAGAATGTATGCGGATCTATATTGAACTCATCATAGATGAGGTTGTCTTGTTTGTCTTTGGCATAGATGAGTGTGCTGAGCTCCCTTATTGTGTTGGGACAGTTGGGAGAACAGATGATCTTGCGAAAACGCTTGATTTTCCTCGTGTTTGCCAACCTACTACCCGCATATTTATGACAGCCCCTCATTCTGAAGCCGGATTGACGATAGAATGCAATAGCTTTAGGGTCTTCGCAGTCGGCGATAATTTGAACCTTGTCAAGTCCATCCTTCTTGAGCTCCTTCTCTGTCTTGTCATCAGTCATGTGGTTTTTGTAATACTCGTAGTAAATGTAAAGGATCTTTTCCGCATCATTTACAGCGAGCTTGAGAACCGCATTGTAGGACTCTTCAAAGCCGAAGTCCATGCCGCAGAACTTGAATTTATCAGGAATAGCAGACACTTCTGCCATGATTTGCTTGTGCGATTTAGCCACTTCAAACTGCGGCAATACCTTTTTGCCATTGAGACCGAAGCGACCTAGACGAGCAATTCTGTACAAGTCAGGGTCGTATTCCTTCATCTGATCAAGCGTATCAATGTAGGACTGCGGGAGGAATAGGTTGTCATCAGCCACGCTGTGATGGTAGTACACCCCATTCTTGACGATGGTTCTCAATTTGTACAACCGAGTATCATCCAGAGTGACATGTTCAACTCCGTCCTCATCGATCCTCTTGAAGAAGTGCTGATAGACCCAATTCTCTGTTCCAACCGGATTTGTACTCAGAATGAAATGCATGGATAGAGTGGGATGACGCAGACGACCGAGCAACTCCTTGTAGCCTGCATATTTGATCTCAGAGCACTCTTCCAGCCAAACGATAGTCACACCATTGATGGACTTGAGTTTGGTGGGCTTGTCCATTCCTTTGAAGATGATCCTGCTTCCGTTGGGGAACTTGATCAGCATCGGAGAGGTTGTACAACGCACTTTTTTCATGCTTGTACCAATCAAGTCAAACTCTTCAAGGATCTCAACAAGTAGGTCATAGCAGCTCTCACGGATGGTATCAAAGACTTCACGCACCACCAAGACTTTACGCTTTTCTTGTAAACACTTGAGGATGATCTTGAGTGCTACATGATAGCTTTTCGAGCTGCCATACCCTCCAACAAGGAGATATGTCTTGTAATCCCAGTCAAAAAAGAAAATCTTCAAACCGAGGGTTGACCTCTTTGTCAATTTTCATGTGATCACCTCCTATCTCACCTCACTGAGCGCCTTTATAATATATAGGTATAAGCGGATCTTGCGCTGTATATTGGTCACAGCTTTGGTATCTTTGCGACCTTCAGCTGCTTCAAGATTGATCTTTGCCCTGCGAAGCTGACCCTCAATGAATCTCAATGCCTCCTCTCTCATTCGGTGCCATCCTTTCTCAAGTTCAAAACTTGTTCAATCAATCCTACTTGTACATCATTCAATTTATGCTCAAGCTCATCAGCTCGGTCTTCAGAGACTCTCAGGCTGCGCTTGAGCCTTCTGTTTTCTGCCCGTAGTACAGCAAGCTGATCCTTGAGAGTCTTGAGCAGTTCTTTGTTCAGGGCTTTGGCTCTGCTAGGTTGTAGTTGATCATACCCACAAAGGAGTTCCTCTGTTAATTCAAGGCGATCCTGAGTCCGGCCATAAACATAGTATCCATCTCTGCGGATCGATGGGAGAACTTCATCAAATACCCACTCTTCAAATTTTTGAGCAGATGGAAGTCTGCTGTGAGTAATGAGCCTGTAAACGTCTCCTTCCGGAATGAAAATCATTTCCAAGGTTTTATCCGGAGACTGCGGATGAGGTAGGTAGCGTTTCGCTACCCACCGACAGTGCTTTTTAAGAGCATCAGTTGTATTTACATATCCGAGAGCTTTTGCTACATCTTTACCGCTGAATAACGTCTTTCCAGTCTTGGGATCATCCAAAATTCTGATCTCTCCAAAGTCTTTCTGTTTGAAAATTTGTAACTCTTCCATGTTAGTTCTCCTTTTTGCCTCTGACGATGTTGATAGTGAGCTGATCATCGTCACCACCCTCTTCCAATAGACGTTGTTTCAGCTCAAACTCTCTTTGCTTCAGATCAAGCTCAGCACGCATCTTCTCAATCTCTGCTCTGGCTTTTTCAATGCCCGCTGCGGTATAGCCCTCTCTCCAGTTGAAAGCTGCATCAAGGACGTATTGTCCACCCTTCTGACCATCTCTGTCATACAAGCGCTTTTCTGCATAGGACTCGATCCTCTGCTTGGCAGTAGCAATCACATTGGCAAAGGTCTTGACATCATCTGTATCTGCATGCATCTCATCCAAGAGCATATCAATGCGCCCTTCTTTGAATTTCTTGATAGTGCTTGTAGCAACACCAAGATACAAAGCGAGCCCAGACACTGTATATGGACAAACTTGTCCTCTTAAAAATGTCCCGTCCTCTTTTCTGACTGGTTGTCCCTTGTTATCAAAGATGATCCCATTACAAGACTCCCAATACTCCCCAATCTTGGCTTCCAACTGTTCGACCGAAATAAACTTGGGACGAACGCCTTTTGTTGGATTTAGACGTCCAAGCATTGGTTTATGCGGATTTCTAATGCCCCTCAAATCCAAGGCTACATGCCGCTCATCTAAAAACCGAGACCGGACTACAGGGAACTTGGGGACATCGATTATGATCTGTTTCTTCGCCACACTAGGTTTTCTCCTTCCTGCACTATTATTATACTCTCCGTAATCGAAAAGTAAAGGGATTTTCCTCTATTTTACCTAAAGAAGTTATAAATCCTTGTACTTTTACAACATTTTCTATCTCTTTCTCCTTATTTTACCGATACGTCATCGTAATCGTTTCATTTTCTCCCAACTTTACCCGAGGGAATAGTAGAGGACGCGCCGTCCCTATTTTCCTCCTATTTCGCTCCGACCTCGCCACCTCGTTAGACTTTAGCGTATT